ACTGCAAATGTGGGAGCTTCTGCGGCTACTAGCGGTACTTTTGTGGGTGCTTTGACATACGCAATGGCTAATGATGGCGTAGAATAATAGGAGAGTGCAATGGCTGGTTCTGATGTAAAAGCAAAACGCCTGACAGCAACAGGTTCGGCCAGTGTCGGGCCTGCTCGGATTAGACAGATGCAGGTCTTAACTACGACAGGTTCGCCTCGTTTAACTGTTACTAACGGAAGTGGGGGAGAAACTGTCTTAGACATTGACTTTCTCGCTTCTGATTCTCACTCCGTAAACATTCCAGCAGAAGGAATAAGAGTTGAGGACATTTTTGTAACAACATTTACCGCAATAACTGCCGTTACTGTTTTTTATAATTAAAAGGAAGCTCAAATGTCTCGTGAAGTAAGTTCTATATCTCGTGTAGGAACTTCAGAGCCGTTTGAGCTCCAGGTTTCGCGTGGGCAAATTGCGTATCATTATCGCGTTCACAAGTTTGGATTTAATTCTTTAGTTCAAGATACTGAAGAAACTATCTGGGATGTTGGCGGTATTTATGCCTATCCTTCTTCTGCTGTTAAAATGACAGCAACAAGCACAGAGGGTGCAAATGATGAAGATGTTCAAGTAACTATTCAAGGATTAGACTCTGACTATAACGAGCTTTCAGAAACAGTTACTCTTGATGGAACTGGTGTAGCTGAAACTAACGGTTTCTTTTTACGTGTGTATAGAGCGTTTGTTAAAGGCTCACAGGCACCTTCTGGCACGATAAACATTACTAATACTGGGACAACATACGCCAGAATAACTTTGGGAGAAAACCAAACCCTCATGGCTTTATGGACGGTTCCTGCTGGACATACTGCCCATCTATTTAGAAATAATACCACTTGTTATACAGAACAAAATAATAAGTTTGGCATAACACGTCTTATAAGCAGAGAATTTGGTGGAGTTTTTAGGACTCAAGACAAGCATACAGTTGTATTGAGCCAAAATGTTGTTGACTTTACTATACCTTTGTCATTTCCAGAAAAAACTGATATTGAAGTTAGGGCAATAGCTAGTAGTTCTAACGCTAATTTACAGGTTTCTGCAAGTTTTGATATTGTATATATTAAAAATGGAGCCGCACTAGATGGCTGAACGTAAAAAAGATAAGATGCCCGCTCGTAATAAAAAGAATTTTCGCCCCACTAAGAGCGGGGCGGGAATGACTAAAGCGGGCGTTGCCGCATACCGAAGAAAAAATCCAGGATCTAAACTACAAACCGCTGTGACAGGTAAAGTTAAAAAGGGCTCTAAAGATGCAAAGCGTAGGAAATCTTTTTGTGCTAGAAGTGCTGGTCAAATGAAAAAGTTTCCAAAAGCTGCAAAAGACCCTAATTCTCGTTTAAGACAAGCAAGAAAAAGATGGAAATGTTAAAATGACCCCAGAAGATGTTTTAAAAAGTTTAGAAAAGCACGAAGAAGAGTGTAATCGTCGCTATGCCGATATTCAAGAAAAATTAAAAAATCTTGATAATAGGATGTGGGGAATTATGATTTTGATTGTAGTAGCCGCAGGATTGGAACAATTGTTATGATGTCTACATCAAAAGTAAGAATAGGATCAAAACCTAAAAAACTAGAAGTAACCTACATGCGAAAAGGCGGTATGGCTTCCAAAAAAAGCAAGGGTTCCAAAATATGCCCCGCTGGTAAAGCGTGGGCTAAACGTACTTTTGATACCTACCCATCAGCGTATGCAAATTTAGCTGCTTCAAAATATTGTAAAGACCCAAATTATGCAAAAGGCTCAAAAAGAAAGAAAAAATAATGGGTGAATTACAAAAGTGGCTTGACCAAAAATGGGTTAGAATAGGTGCTGATGGGTCTATAAAAGGAGAATGCGGCACTTCTAAAGATAAAAAAAATCCTGATAGATGTTTACCCGCGTCTAAAGCACGATCCTTAAGTAAATCACAAAGAGCCTCTACTGCTAGAAAAAAGAAAAAAGAGGGCTCTAAAGGTAAGACAGTAGTTTCAAACACTAAAGCAGCTAAAGTAAAAAATTTAAAAAACGGCGGGGCAGTTACAAAACCAAAAAGACCCTTTAAAGGAAAGTCTATTCCTGGTACGGCTGTGGCAAGAGGATGTGGCATGGTTATGCCAAATAGAAGAAAAAGAACCAAAGGGTCCGTGGTTCAATTTTGAGGTAATTATGTTACCAGATTTTCAAAGAGAACAGGCGATAATCTCTGAAACCAAGGCTTGGTCAAAAGCAGCTCTTGAAGTTTCAAATGAGTATTATAATAATTTAGCTCCATGCCCCTTTGCTAAAAAGGCGTGGCTTGATGAAAAAGTCGGTTTTTGTTTTAAGTATAACAAATCTTGGCAAGATCTATATACTTTAATATCACAATGGGACGACTCAAAAGACGTAGTCATTCTTATTGACTTTGATTACTTGCCCTTAGACGAAATGGATGCATATTTAAATCTTTTAAACGAGGCTATTTCAAACGGGATTTTTATCAACAGGGATATGTTTTTAATGGGGTTTCATCCAGAGGATGACGATAATGAGTTGTTAGATGATAATGAGTTTGATTCGACCATCGACACTCCATATGCTATGATATTCTTGCAAAGACTTAGTAAGTTGCAAGAGGCTTCAAATACTCTTAGAATGAAGGGGTATTATAAGATTGCAGAGAAGTATTACAACGGCAAGGAATTGTACAATAACAGAGAACGCTTATATAGGAGATTAATAAATGGTAATGAAAAAACCTAAAAAAATGATGCGCGGTGGTGCAGCAAAGAAAAAAGCCCCTACTATGATGCGCGGTGGCGGAATGGCAGGAATGAAAAAAAATCCAATGATGATGCGTGGTGGCGGAGCCGCTAAGAAACGCATGGCTAAGAAGAAAAAATAAATGACAACATCTGGTTCCACTGATTTTGAGCTCGATGTATCTGATTACATCGAGGAAGCTTTTGAGCGTTGCGGCTTAGAAGTTCGTACTGGTTATGACTTAAAAACTGCCAAGAGATCTCTGAATCTTCTGTTTGCTGATTGGGCAAACAGGGGTCTTAATCAGTGGACTATATCTCAAAGAACCTTATCGTTAGTTCAAGGCACTAATTCATATGATTTAGGAACAGATATTATAGATGTCCTATCGGTTGTTGTTCGTAGAAGTAACGTGGACTACAGCTTAGATAGGGTAAGTAGAGACGAATATTTAGGTGTGCCAACAAAATCTACACAGGGCAGACCCAGTCAGTTCTTTTTAGACAGACAAATAACGCCCTCTTTAAAAATGTACCCTACTCCTGAAAATGCCACTGATGTGATAGTTTATAACGCCCTAACAAGAATTGAAGATGCCGATTCTATGACTAATACAGTCGAAGTGCCTTTTAGATTTTATCCTTGTTTAGCCGCGGGCCTTGCATACTACATAGCCATGAAGAAAGCTCCTGAAAGGGTACAATTGTTGAAAGCTGTTTACGAGGAAGAATTTGAGAGAGCGAGAACAGAAGACAGGGATAGGTCTTCTTTTAACATTACTCCTCAATATCAGTATCTTAGGGTAAACTAATGGGAAAGTATGCTACTGGAAAACGAGCATATTTTATCTCCGATAGATCTGGGTTTAGGTATAACTACAGAGATATGAAAAAAGAGTGGAATGGCTCTATAGTTGGACCCGACGAATTTGAACCAAAACATCCTCAATTAGGTCCTTTTAGAAAGGTAGATGACCCTCAAGCTTTGAAAGACGCTAGACCAGATAATGATCAAGGCATAGTATCTTTTGTTGTGTACACAAACTTTGGGTTGGGTATAATAGGCACTAAGTTAGAAACATTTGAAGTGACAGCTTCTGTTGGAACGGTTACAGTGAGCGTATCATGAGCTTTACATACACTACATTAAAACAGGCTATTCAAGATTGGACTGAGAATGACGAGACAACTTTCGTTAATAATCTTGATTTCTTCATTACAAACACTGAAGAGCGTATATTAAAGCTTGTTGATTTAGATTTCTTTAGAAAGAATGTATCTGGTGCTACGAGTGCATCAAATAAATTCTTAGCGATGCCTAGTGATTATCTGGCATCTTTTTCTTTATCTGTAACAAATGGCAGTAATAAAGAGTTTTTGCT